GAATGGTTGTTGAAATGAGAGATGGTAGAAAATACTTGATTGTCAATCGGGATGGAAAATTATTCGGTATTGGAATGAACTGCTATATGACGCTTGATGGAGAACAACCACATAAAAGTAATATGACATGGCCAGATGATTCTGACCTTGATATTATGAAAGTTTTCAAGCCGGAATTAAGAGAATTTAGCCGAATGCTTTCAGATGAACGCAACTGTATTTGGAATCGCGAAGAAGTACGAAAAATGACTGTTTCGGAGATTTGCAAAGAACTTGGATATGAAGTGGAGATTGTAAAAGAATGATTGCAGAAATGAAAAACTTAGAAGATGCCATTTCTGACATGAAGAATGGTAAATACGACTTTACAAAAGACGGTGAATGTATCCAATGTGGCGCTTGCTGTTCGAACTATTTACCAATGACTAAACGAGAAGTTGCGAGAATCCATAAGTATATCAAAGACAACAATGTAAGGGAATATCAGCATTTATTCCCAGTAGCAAAAGAAGTTGTTGATATGACATGTCCGTTCATGGACGATTCAAAGTTAAAAGAGAAATGCAGAATCTATCCGGTGCGACCGGAGATTTGCAGGCAGTTTAATTGCTCAAAAGATAAAAAGCCATTTGATGGTCGTGGACAGAAATATGATGTTGTAGATGTTAGGAAGGAGTTTTTCGGTGATAGTTAAAACAATTGGTTCTGGAAGCTCCGGTAACGGATATGCTCTGATTTCAGGGGAAGATATTCTTCTCCTGGAATGCGGAGTTCCGGCTAAGGAAATGCTGAAAGCTATTGATTATCAAACTTCCAGAGTAGTCGGATGTATTGCAAGCCATGTCCATTCTGATCACGTTGGCTTTATCAAACAGTATATGCAGTACGGCATCAAAGTTTACACATCGGATGAAGTACAGTCAAATATTGAAACAATTATGGGTGAAAAGACAATCGGATTGCAACGCATGAAACGAAAGAATCTTCTTGGTTGCTTTTCAGTTATCCCGTTCCATGTACCACATGGTGAGACAGAGTGTGACGGATGGCTGATTGATACGTCAGAGGGACGTGTTTTATTCATCACAGATGCAGAGTATTGCCCGTATGATTTCTCGAAAATGAACATCAATTATGGACTAATCGAATGCAACTATTCTGAGGATTATCTTAGTACAGATAATAGTAGTTCTAAAAACCACCACGTATTAACCGGACATTTAGAGTTACAAACGTGTAAAAGGCTCATACAGAGCATTAACAGTAATAGCCTAAGAAGCATAGGCTTGATACATTTAAGTGCCGGAAATGGCAATCCACAGCGTTTCAGAAGCGAGATAAGCGAACTGGTTGACTGTGATGTGGATGTGTGGGTTGCAGAAAAAGACACTGAGAAAGAATTTCGGCTAACGCCGTTTTAGGAGGGAATTGTGATTGATTACAGTAATCATATATGCTGCATGTGCAGTAATGGAATTTGCTTTCTTTAGAATGGCGAGAGAAAAAGTAACTAAAGGCTTGTTTTTAACAGCTTCAATTTTATTGGCATTATTAGCGATTTTACGCTTGATATAGAGAAAGGTGGAATGACTTATTAATAAAGTAATTCTTATGGGGCGCCTCACACGCGATCCAGAAATCAAATACACACAAGGTGGAAATTCTATGGCAATTGCAAGATACACACTGGCCGTAGATAGACGATTTAAAAGAGACGGAGAACCGACAGCAGATTTTATAAATTGCGTTGCGTTTGGGAGAGGTGCTGAGTTTACTGAAAAGTATTTTCGACAGGGTTTAAAGGTTGTTGTGACCGGACGTATCCAGACGGGCTCGTACACGAACAAAGATGGACAGAAGGTATATACAACAGATGTTGTAGTGGAAGAACAGGAATTTGCGGAAAGTAAAACTACGAGTCAGCAGAATCAGCAGAAACCAAGCGGACCGGCACCAGATAACTCAGATGGCTTCATGAATATTCCAGACGGTATTGATGAAGAATTGCCATTTAGTTAAGCCTTAAGGTAGGTGATGTGATTTGATATTGATTAGTGATAAGGGGCAACAGAAAGGAAAGCATCTTGATAAAGAGCGTTACTGGAGAAATCACGGGATAGAGGTATTGTATATGCCTCTTCCCTGTGGAGATTATATAATCGCCGATGATAAGGTTATGGATGTAATCAATCGAAAGAAAGAGCGTGACATTCCAGTTAAAAAGATGGATTTTCTTGGGACATACAATGTGACTGTTGACACTAAGAAAGACATCCAGGAACTCGTAGGAGATGTTTGTGGGAAGCAACATGCAAGATTCCGTGATGAATGTATTTTGGCTCGAAATAACGAAATTAAGTTATATGTGCTGGTGCAGAATGTTGGTGGATATCTTACCAGAACGAAAGACATATACAATCCGACAATTACTCGCTTGGAAGATTTGCATAAGTGGAAAAATCCAAGATTGTTTGAAATGAAGAATAGTAATGAGATTATCGGATATTACAGCAGTGGCAGACCTAAATATAAGCGTGTTCAAAAGAATCCAAAGGCAACCAAAGGCGTCACCCTTATGAAGGCTTGTATGACCATGCAGAAAAAATACGGGGTTGAGTTTGTATTCTGCCACAATTCTGAACAAGGTGCAAGGGTAATTGAATTACTCCAAGAAGAGGTGAGTTAGGTGGCAGACGTAAAATGGGTAAAAATCACAACCGATATGTTTGATAATCGGAAGATTAAACATATTCGGAAATTACCGGAAGGTAATAATATTATCCTCATTTGGGTGATGCTTCTGAGCCTTGCTGGTAAATGCAATGCTTCTGGAATGATTTTTCTGACTGAAAATATCCCATACACAGAAAAGATGTTGGGTGATGAACTCGGATTTGAAGAGAGCGTAATTAAAGTCGCGCTGACAGCACTTGAAAGTTTTGGAATGATTTGCAGAGACGGAGACCAGCTGTTCATAAGCAATTGGGAAGAGTATCAGAATGTAGATGGAATGGATAAGATTCGAGAGCAGACCAGGAAGAGAGTAGCTAACTATCGAAGCCGTAAAAAACAGGAGTTATTGCAGGAAAATCCAACAGATTGTGACAGTAACGTTACGGTAACGCATGATAACGCAATAGATATAGAAGAAGATATAGATAATAATATATGTTCATCGACAAGCGAGGAACATGTGCAAACAGACACTCGAAAAGAGGATTTTGAAAAGATTTACGCAATCTATCCGAAAAAACGAGGAAAGTCCAGAGCGTATCAATTATATTGCCAATGGTTAAAAGGAAGAACGATTAACGGCGAAAGAGTTAAGTTGACCAATCGGCAAATGTACATCGGTGTGAGAAATTATGTCAGACAACAGGAGCAAGAGCAACCTGATCAACAGTACTGGAAGAATTTTGACACGCTCATGGGGCAATCGCTCCTTGATTACTTAGAAAAGGAGCGTCAGACAGATGAGTGATATGGTTGAAAAGTCAGTTGTATGTGCGATTTTAGTGGACCCAGATTCCTTGAGCACAATATACGAACAGGTGAAGCCGGAAATGTTTGCCAATCCATTTTGCCAAAGCATGTATATTGAAATTTTACGAGCATATGATACTGGTCGGCAGATTTCCATGATTGAAATT